CTAGCGCCACTCTTTATTCTGCCGGTTCTTCAGTTATGGGCGGAGCTGGCGGAGCGGCATCAACAACCACTGCTTCAGCCGGGACCGCACCCAGTGGCGGCGGTGGCGGTGGCTCAACCGGTGGGGCCGGCGCCCGTGGCCAAGTTATTATCACAGTCTTCTTCTAAGAAAGGGTCAATTGATGGCTTGGTTTTTGGTTGATGCTCAAAACATCATCAATAACATCATTGAATACGATGGCGTGTCATCATATACGCCGCCAAACGGGCTCAAGCTCGTTAACTACACAGGAAGTGAGCCGGCACCTCCCGGATATTCTTGGGACGGGACAAATCCGGTCGCTCCTGTTACTTTGTCTTCGGGGGAGCCCACAACGACCACGCCCTCTTCTAACCAAGGGATCTAACCATGGAACTTTCGCTTAAGCTTACCATCGAAGAAATCAACTATATCCTTCAGACGCTTGGAACTCGTCCGTACGGCGAAGTGAAGGGGTTGCTGGAGAAGATCAAGGGCGATGCCGAAACGCAGCTTTCTACCATGCAGCTCGTCGCTGCCGAAGCCAAACCTGAATAGGGAGCGGTATTATGGGTGACGTTTCCGTCTGGAAAGGTGGCAATTTGCAGACCTCCCGAGCACCGGCCTCGGGAGAACTTCTTGTTGGAAACGGAACCGACTTCGATCTGACGCAGAGCAACATCACGTTCGGGAATCCCTTGGTCATTGGGGTTCCCGTTACCGTCAATGGAATTGTTTGGAGCACTACGGGCGGCTTTAAATTCCCTGATAATTCAGTACAGACAAGTGCGGCGACGACGTATAGTCCGCCGACTTACGCAAACAATACGATTGTCGCCAACTACTCAGGATCAGTGGCGGCGCCCACCGGCTACTCATTATCGACCATTCTAGATGATGTGTTCGGGACGACGCAGGGCACGGTCCTCTACCGTGGAGCCTCCACGTGGGCAGCTCTTCCGCCCGGCACCTTGGGCCAGTTTCTACAGACGCAGGGTGCCAGTGCTAATCCGGCGTGGGCATCCGCCAGTCCGTGGCTCATAGTTAAAAAGACATCCGATCAATCGTTTACATCCAACACGACCCTAGCAAACGATACGCAATTATTTTTTACGGCAGCGGCAAACACGACTTATGCTGTTCAATGCGTATATTCTATCTCAGCGGGAAGTAACGGTGGATTCAAGATAGCCGCTACAGGTCCGTCATCGCCCACTCGATTTAGAGCTGACGCTAGCACGAATGGCGTTGCTTTTGTCGGTTACGGCGTAATTACAGCTTATGGAACCATTGTGAGTACGCAGCCAAATGGGCAAAGTTTTGTATTTATAAATATGATTCTTATTAACGGCTCTACTGCTGGCACTGTAAACATGCAAATTTCGCAAGCCGCATCGAGTTCGACCGCAACGGTTTTTGAGCAAGGCTCATATCTTCAATATGCTGCCTTCTAACCCGGCATGACGAGGACAGTACCCGTGGACAGCCAGACCCTCATCAATACCGGCCTCGGCGCCTTGCTGGCACTCTTTGGCTGGCTCGCGCGCCAACTTTGGGAAGCTGTCTCGAAGCTCCGAGAAGACCTTCATAACATCGAAAAAGATTTACCTAAAAGTTACGTTAGTAAAGATGAATTTAATATAACGATGAAGCGCATTGAAGATATGGTTGAGCGGATCTATGATAAGTTAGATGGCAAAGCGGATAAGTGGGGGTGAAATGGGAAATTTTTATACGGATGTGATCAAGAAAGATCATCGATTTGGTTCCTTGCAGCGGATCAACGATCCCGCGCTACTGGAGCCCAAGACACGGGCGGCTGTTCAGGCAATCATTGCAGACGCTGCCGCCTTGGGCGTTCGCCTTACTCTTCTTGAAACCTACCGGAGTCAGGTCCGGCAGCACGACTTATTCAGCAAGGGTGCTACGCAGCTTCGGACTGTCGGGTGCCACGGCTATGGTCTCGCGGCGGACATCGGTATCGTGACTGAGAAGAGCATGGATCCGGATGGTGCTCATTACGATATTCTTCGCAAACTGGCAGAGAAGCATGGCCTAATTTCGGGAATGGATTGGGGCCTTCCCGATCTTCCCCATTCGTTCCGTGATTTCGACCACGTACAGCGCATCGCCGTTAAGCGCCAGAATAGCGTTTTCGCCGGGGAATGGTATCCTGACGAGAGCTATGATCCACTCGTTGACCTTGGGAGAAAGTAATGAAGGGCTATCGCACTTACATCGCCGCCGCTGTCACTGCCGCCGCTGGCGTGATTGCCGCCACTACACTGCCGGACAATAAGGCTGGCTGGACCGCGCTCGGCATGGCTGTTCTTATGGCTGTCCTGCGCTCGATTACGACCACTCCTCCCGCCACTGGGGCCTGATATGCACAAGATGACACTTCCCGTCATTGCGGCGGCGTCCCTTCTCGCCGGCTGCTCCGCCAGTCAGTTGACGCAGTATACGTCTGCCGCCGTGGCAACGACCGCTGTCTTGAAGCAGATCGGCGCCGATATCGTTACCTTTGACTGTGGCAACGCTGACCTGATCTACGTCATTGCCAAGGACGCTGGCGCCTCTTCGCGCGTTCAGACGGCACTTGCGAAAAATGACCAGATTGCCAAGGACGCTTGCCCCGCAATTACGGGTACGCCGTCCATCGTCGTGCAGACCGGCGCTGTCATAATGCCCGTGGCGACTAAGTGATGGACGCTCGTTTTAAGGCGCTCCTTGACGATGCTGCATGGGCGGCAAAAAAGGTGCAGGCCGTCATCTCAGCGGTGAACGGCTCGCCCATTACGGTCGAGGCCGAAAAGCTTGTCCCCGGACTCGCAGGTCTCGTAGGCAAACTTGCCGGCATCGAGGCTGTTGCCGCAGGGGCTTCAACCGCTCTTCCCGCTATCGAGGCGGCGATCACGATTTATGAAGCGCTTGGCGGACGGCCCAATCAGGATCTCGATAATGTCGGTCCCGGCCGAAGCGAAATGAGAGACGGCTGATCATCGGCCGTTTTTCTTTCTGTTTTGTGGTATAGGGGAGGGAGAGGTGGCAAATGTCAACGCCAAATACTAATCCCCTTACCTATAACGACTACATCAATCAGATTGCCACACTGGCGATTGTATCGACCACGACCGTGGCCGGTGTCGTTCAGGGCGTTGACGCTTCATTCAATACGTTGATTCCTCAGATGCTCAATTATGCTGAGCTTCGGATTCAGCGCGACCTCGACCTGTTGCCGGCACAAATTTCCAATACGACGTACAGCCTCACGGCCAGTGTCAATTCTCTGTCCATTGCAATCAGCGATTTTATCACTCTTCAGACTGTATCGGTCGCATCGGGAACCAGTCAGGTCCCTTTGATCCCGACGACAAAAGAGTTTTTGCAGAACGTCTACAACGACAATACGTACACTGCTCAGCCGCAGTATTTTGCCATTTACGGGGGGAACACTTCGACCTCCCTTAATATCGTTGTCGGCCCCTATCCCGATCAGAATTACAATTTGACATTGGTGGGGACGACGCGGCTTCCGAGCCTCTATCAGTACGCGAATACGGCCAACGCTAGCACGGCAACGACATTCATTTCGACTTATCTACCCGACATGCTCATTCAGGCCAGCATGATCTATATCAGCCAGTTCCAGCGGAACTTTGGCCCTGCGAGCAACGATCCCCAGATGGGGCCAACATTTGAAGCGCAGTACCAATCCCTGCTCCGTGGCGCACTTGGGGAAGAATACCGCAAGCGGTTCGAATCCGTCGCGTGGTCCTCGATGTCCGCGTCTCCCGTCGCTACGCCGTCGGCGGGGTAACACATGCCGCACGCCACGCTTAAATTACGCCCCGGTGTCGATCAGAACGAGACGCCTGTCCTCAATGAGGCGGGCATATCTCAGTCCAATCTGATCAGGTTCATTCCGGATCGTACGCAGGGTGCCTTGATTCAAAAGCTTGGCGGTTGGACAAAGTATTTTAGTACGTCAATGGTCGCCATTGTCCGCGCGCTTTGGGCTTGGGAAGACACCAATTCCAATAAGTGGCTGGCGTCTGGCACTGATACGTATTCCCCTTCATTCGTGGGAACGGGATCAATCTCTTCCACGACGCTGACGCTATCGGCTGTATCGTCCGGTTCAGTTGCTGTTGGTCAAGTCATCACTGGTACAGGAATTACGGTCGGCACGACGATTACTGCTTTTGTGAGTGGTACAGGCGGCGCGGGCACATATACGGTTAGCGTATCTCAGACCATATCTTCTATGGCAATTAGCGGTACATTTACGCGTTCTCAGCTTGCTGTTCTAAACGCCGTTCAGGGGTCGAATGGAATCACGACCGCTACGACGATCACCGATATTACGCCGCAGGCGACTTACGATAACATTGCTGTTTCATTCTCAACGACGCTAAATTCTTCGACGGTGAATATCACTGATGCCACGATCACGGGCGTTAATAGGTTCGACGCGGTGTATATCTCCACGCAAGTAAGCGTTGGCGGTCTTGTGCTATTCGGCCTTTATCCGGTCACGGGTGTCGTCAATTCGACGGTCTATCAGATCCAAGCAACGAACGTTCTCGGTAATCCGACCTATGCCACCGCCACCGTGACTAATGGTGGCGCGGTCCCGTCGTTTGCCACGACAACGGATTCTCCGTCGGTCGTGACGGTAACATTGGCAAATCACGGTTATTCGGCCGGCAGCACATTCCCCGTGCTCGTGCTCACAACTGTCGGCGGCATTCCGATTTACGGAAATTATATTGTTCAGCCTGTTGTTGATGCCAACACGTTCACTATTCAGACGGCAGTGTCGGCAACTTCAACGACAAACGGATCGATGAATGGCGGAAATGTCCGTTTTATCTATTCCACCGGCGTCGCTCCCTCGGTCCCATATTTCGGGTACGGTCAGGGAAACTATGGTGCTGGGGGTTATGGTACGGGCGTCACGGTTCCAGCGGCTACCGGCAATCCAATCGCGGCGACAAATTGGACGCTGGATAATTGGGGCCAGATCCTCATTTCTTGTCCGACTGGAACGATTGTCAACACTATCCCCTTACAGGGAATTTATCAGTGGGATCCGACGACTAACGCCCCCAACGCGACAATTATTCCGCAGGCGCCTCCGGTCAATGAAGGTGTCTTCGTTGCCATGCCGGAGCGGCAGATTGTCGCCTATGGATCGACGTTTACAGGTATTCAGGACCCACTTTTGATCCGCTGGTGTGACATCAATAATTACAATTCTTGGGTGGCGACGATCACCAATCAGGCTGGCTCATTCCGAATCCCGAAGGGGTCCCGCATTGTCGGCGCCATTCAGGGGCCCCAGCAAGGCTTGATTTGGACCGATCTCGCACTCTGGTCCATGCAGTACATTAACCAGCCCTATGTCTACAGTTTCAACGAAATCGGCACCGGGTGCGGACTTATCGCTAAAAAGGCCGCGACATCGCTAAATGGCGTTGTTTACTGGATGGGACAAAGCCAGTTCTTCAAACTTGATTCCGGTGGCGTAAGCCCCGTCGTGTGCCCAATCTGGGACGTGATATTTCAGGATCTTGACCTTACCAATCTCGATAAGATTCGGGTTGCCCCTAATTCTCGCTTTGGCGAAGTCTCTTGGTACTACCCAACCACTGGCAACGGCGGCGAAGTGAATGCGTACGCCAAGTACAACGTCAATCTTGGTGTCTGGGATTTCGGCACACTGTCCCGCACGGCATGGATTAACGAAAGCGTGCTCGGTCCACCCATCGGCGCGGATCCGTCGAGCCTGTACATTTACCAGCACGAAACATCGCCCGATGCCGATGGACAGCCGCTATTGGCGAGCTTTACGACCGGCTACTTCTCCCTGTCAGACGCTGATATGAAGACGTTCATTGATCAATGGTGGCCGGATATGAAATTCGGTTACTATGGAAGTGTTCAGAACGCCACGCTCAGCTTCACATTTAATGCCACTGACTATCCGGGTCAGACGCCGACGACGTATGGTCCCTTCACTGTGAATAGTGGCACGACTTTCTTCAGCCCTCGCATCCGTGGTCGCCTTGTATCGTTCAGTGTCAGTAGTAGCGACATTGGTTCTTGGTGGCGCATCGGCGGAAATCGTTATCGCTACTCACCCGATGGCAAATTCTAATGTCAGCATCGATCACTGATCTCCTTACAGCCGCAAAAAATATCGTTACGGCGATTAATGGTGTCGCGCAGACATACCTTAACGTTAACGGTACGCTGATAAAAAACGGCATTACTGCCGCGACTGTCGTCAATACGGGTCAGGGGAGAATCGTAAACGTCAGTGTCGTTGCGACAAGTTCAACGGCTGGCAAAATTTACGATGCGACTACATCCGCTGCCACGACCAATCCAATTGGTGTAATTCCGGCCACGGTTGGAATGTTCAATTGGAACATTCCCTATAACAATGGTATTGTCGTTGCACCGGGAAGCGGGCAGACAATAACTATTTCCTACTCCTGAGGAAGACAGAGTGTCGCCATGCCCTTGACGCCCGGAAGCTCCCCGAAAACCATTTCTTCTAACATTTCCGAAATGATTTCGTCGGGGCATCCAAAAGATCAGGCGATTGCGGCAGCCCTGAACACTGCGCGTCAATCTCACGCCGTCGGCGGTCCCCCGAAGTCAATGCTCGCGCCGAAGCGCCCGGCCGCCTTGAAATTGCACACAGGGCCGATCCACAGTGCCGTTGCCGGCCGCACGGATCACTTGCCCGTGCATGTGCCTAGCGGCTCTTACGTCATCCCCGCCGACATTGTGTCCGCCATGGGCGAGGGCAATACGATGTCGGGCTTCCGGCAGATTAAGCGCATATTTTCCGGCGTGCCCTACGCGGGATCAAATTCCCCCTACGGGCAGGCCGGTGGACCGTACGGGTCGGCAATGCCACACAAGGCCGAAGGCGGCGAGGTTGCGGGCGTTCCCTGCGTTGTCGCTGGCGGAGAATATGTCGTTGCGCCCCACGAGGTTGCGTGGCTTGGCGACGGTGATATGGAAAAGGGGCACCGGGACTTGGACGAATTTGTCAAAGCGTACCGCGCCAAGACTATTAAAACGCTCAGCAAACTTCCGGGTCCACGTAAAGATTGAGGAGAGGGTTTAAAATGTCTGATATCAAGGTCCGCACTGGCGTTCCCGAAGACGTTGATGGAATGATGCAGCTTGCGCTCGCCGCCTGTGAAGAAAATGGACTGACTAGGCCGTGCCCCGCAAAATTATTGAACGAGATTTGGGCTGGTCTACATCGAGATCATGGTATCATCGGTGTAATTGGCCCGGTTGGCGGCAAGTTAGAGGCCGCTATTTTGCTGCGGACTGAGGCTTTG